TAGATAACCAACTTCCATAAAAGAACTATTTATTATTATGAAAGTAGACGCTTTAAAAAAATTAATTAAAGAAGCTGTAAGAGAAGCTATCAAAGAAGAGCTTGGAACACTGCAGGACGAGAAACCAGTCATCAACACGGTTAAAGAACAAGCACCTGCAGCTAAGAAACCTCTATTCAACAATAGTAACCCTCTTGCAGCAATGCTAAACCAGACTGCTGCCTCAATGACTAACGAAGATTTTGATAGAACAATCTCCTACGATAGTACTCAAGCCAGATCTTTTAGCGCATCTCCATCTGGAGCACAACCCGGACTAGATTTAAGTCAATTAGACTTTACAAAGAAAGCAGGAGCTATATTAAAAGCTTCTAACGAGAAAGATAAACAGAGACATGGCGTATAACGTTGGTAAGATAAGTCCGATAGATTTCGAAAAAAGTACAGCCGTTGGGGTAGCTCTACCTTTCAGCGGTCTTGCTGTTTTTAATCAAACGTATACTAGCCAAGAAGCAATAAAGACTAATATTATAAACTTCTTCCTAACAGGAGTAGGTGAACGTTATATGAATCCAACTTTCGGGACTCGATTACGTAATCTACTTTTTGAACAAATCGAAGAAGAAGTAATAGAAGACCTTAAGGATACCGTCCGAGAGGATATGGGAATATACTTCCCAACAGTAGACATCAGGAAACTAAGCTTAATAGCTTACCCAGATTACAATACAGTAACTTTCACAATAAGTTATGCAGTAGAGAATACTAATATAGAGGATGAAGTAGTAATTAATTTTGAACAATAATGGCTCAAGACAGAGATATTAAATACATTAACAGAGATTTTGGCGACTTTAGAGCACAGCTCATAGAGTACGCTAAGAACTACTTCCCTGAGACCTACAACGACTTCTCTCCAACATCACCAGGTATGATGTTTATGGAGATGGCTGCATACGTTGGAGACATACTCTCCTTCTACCAAGATACTCAGCTACAAGAGACATACCTACAGTATGCTAAAGAACCTGGTAACTTATACGCATTAGCGTATATGATGGGATATACTCCAAAAGTAACTTCTGTATCTGAAGTAGAGTTAGAAGTATCCCACACTGTAGCAGCAACAGCAGGATCCGCACCTGATACATCTCAAGCTTTATTAATAGCTGCTAACGCACAACTTACATCAACCACACAGGGTCAGGTAAAGTTCTTTATCGATAGAGAGATAGATTTTGCATTTGAATCCTCAACTGATCCTACTGAAGTAACTGTAGCATCTACCGTAGGAGGTTCCCCTGCATCATTCCAATTAAAAAAGAAAGTCAAAGCATTCTCCGGTGAAGTTGTGACTACTCAACAGGCATTTAATTCCGTAGAGAAGTTTGCTACATTTAATATCGAAGATGATAATATCGTCGGTATACTTGATATTGTTGACAGTAACGGTAATGTATGGACAGAAGTTCCTTTCTTAGCTCAAGATACAGTCTTTAATAAAACAACTAACACTGGAGCAGATGCTGCAACTGTACCATATATACTAACATTACAGAAAGTAGAGAGGAGATTTGTTACACGATTTAACTCACAAGGTACCCTAACAGTCCAATTTGGAGCCGGCATTACCGGACAAGATCCAGAGACATTTGTAGTTGATCCAAAACATGTTGGTTCGAATACCCCTCAAGGTATCTCCAGATTAGATTACGCTTACGATCCTTCTAACTTCTTATTCTCTAAATCTTACGGCTTAGCTCCCTCCAATACAACATTAACAGTACGTTACATAAAAGGAGGAGGAATTCAAGCAAATGTTCCTGCTAATACAATCACAGAGCAGACTGCTGTAGTAGTTAGCGGTACAGGAACAGGATTAACATTCAACAATCCACAGCCTGCAGCAGGAGGTAGAGGAGGTGATTCCATCGAAGAACTTCGTCAAAACTCATTAAGAGCATTTAACGAACAGAAGAGGGCAGTAACTAAGGAAGATTACGCAATTAGAGCGCTATCGTTACCGAGTACATACGGAAACGTTGCTAAAGTATATGTAACTCAAGATCAATTAAGATCTAAGAACAGTACTACCGATAACGTTATCGATAGCAACCCGTTAGCACTTTCAATGTATGTAGCTGCTTACGATCAAGATGGTAAGTTAATTAATGCTACAAACGGATTGAAGCAGAACCTCAGAACATACTTATCTCAGTACAGACTAGTAACAGATGCTCTAAATATAAAAGACGCTTTTGTAGTTAATATTGGAGTAAAATTTGATATAATAACATTACCAGGCTACTCTGGTAGAGACGTTTTATTAGCATGTAGTGAGAAGTTAAGATCTCATTTTGAAATCGCTAAATGGAATATCAACCAACCTATCAACTTATCTACAATCTATACTTTGCTAGACCAAGTTAAAGGAGTTCAGACAGTACAGAAAGTAGAAGTAGAAAATTTATCAGGAGGTAATTACTCTGAATTCGAATATGATGTAAAAGGAGCTACAAGGAATAACATTGTATATCCTTCTTACGATCCATGTATCTTTGAAGTTAAGTTCCCTGATACAGATATTAAAGGAAGAATAACAACATTGTAAGATGGCAGTATACAAGGTATTTTTAGAAAAAGACGCTTTTATTTACAGCGAAATTCCAACCGGAAGCGCTGGTAGAGATGAGATACTTGAGATCGGAAGCTACCCTAGAGCAGGTGTAGGTCAATCTAAGAGAACGTTAATAAAGTACGATAGTACTGAACTACACAGTATTATTGATAACTACTCCGACATCGGCTCAGTATCAACCGAACTACAACTAAACCTTGCAGAAGCATCTGAAGTACCTACTTCCTATACTATCGAAGGATATCCTTTAGCAGAAGCTTGGATAGAGGGTATCGGAAGATATGGGAGTAATCCAATCGACACGTCTGGTGTCAGTTGGTACAAATCTGACGGAATAAGTAACTGGAGTACTTTACCAATCACCGGAGTAGAAGAATACCAGAACCCATCAGGACAATCAGGTGGCGGAATCTGGCTCTCAGACAATACTTTACATGTATCTCAGACACATACAGTAACTTCTACTCACGATGTAAAGCTAGATATTACTCCGATCGTTACTGCATTCTATAATGACACTATCGACAATCACGGTATATTACTTAAATTACAGGATGACTTAGAATTTCTAGCTGACCGTCAGTTTATCTTAAAATACTTCTCTACACAGACTCATACAGTATATCCTCCTACTATTAATATCAAGTGGGATGATAGTACATACAACTCTAACTTAACAGAAATATCCGATGCAGATGCTGTTATCACAGTTAAAGGAAATAAAGGAGAGTACGTAGATACCGGTAAGCAGAGATTTAGGCTAAATATTAGACCTAGATATCCTCAGAGAGTATTCCAAACCACTTCTGTATACCTAGATAACTTTAAGTTACCTGAAGCATCACACTGGGGGATAAGAGACGAACATACAGAAGAGATGGTAATCGACTTTGATACGACTTATACTAAGATTAGCGCAGACAACACCTCCAGTTACTTCGATATTTTCATGGAAGGGTTGCAGCCGGAAAGATATTATCGTATATTGGTAAAAACTGAGATTGATGGAAGTACTGTGGTACTTGATAATAACCAAGTATTTAAAGTAATAAGAAATGGCTAACGAGGTTAAGATTCAAAAGACAGTATTTAACAGTGATGATTTTAAGAAAGTAGTTGATACAGAGTTTAAGACTTTTACTCAACCTGAAATCATAGAAAACGTTGAAACTGTTGATGAGCTTTTTCGATTATATGATAAGCTGTTTTACAGTATTCCTATCGAAGGACCTAACTCCCATCAATATTTAGTTGAGAGAAGTATGGAGCTATATAAATTCGAACAGACTCAAGAAGAGATTCAACCTCTATTAGATGAGATAGCAGATCTACGGAGTAGGTTACTAGCAGCCAATCAAGAGATTATAACAATTCAGACAAACAGGTAATTAGATGTCGGTATATAAACACACAGTTACTCCTACAGAAGTATCTATATTAGGATACGAAAACTATACTGATAAAGATCTGAAGGTATTAGAAGCTTATAAAGTTAATAAGTTATTTAATCCTGATATCGATCAAGTACAGTTACATATCTACTCTTTAGGACAGGAGTTACTGTATTCTGATTACGGGTATAAAGGACATAGGCAATTACTTAACTCTGCTAGCGCTAATAAAGCAGGAGCATCTTCTCTATTTCTAGACCCAGCAACCGACGCAGTTAAGTATGGATTTGAAAAAGGAGATGTAAACTTACTTTACATATTCTACAAAAATATCTTCGGTAGAGAGAACAACAAAGCTTTCTACATCGAAGATATCTCTCCAGATAGAACAGAATTAAAGATTAATTCAATAAAAGTACCATCAGGTACAGTTACTGATCTAATTACAAAATACAAGCAAGACTTATCTGAAGGAATCGTTGAAGAGTTACGACTAGATTTAGGGAGCAATGACCTCTTCATCGTTGTAAATCTAGATATATTACCTGACAACTCAGTCGCTATTAAGCTATACGAACCTCTTCCTGTACAGTATAGTACGAAAGATTTATTAGACGTAGTTGAGTTAGTAGCAGATTCTGTACAATATAGTATTTCTACAGAAGTAACATTAGACAAACCTAAGACTAAGAAACTTAGAGAAGCTAATTTTAATCTAGAGATCCTAGATGAATCTATACAACCTAGCGAGTACTTCACTTTCGATGAATTATTCAGCCTACCTACTAATAGTACTAACTACCAAGCTATTGCTTTAGCAAATAAAGAGAATGTAGAGCTAACAGTAGATTATACTAAGTTTAGCGATTTCGTCCACTTCTCTTCTGCTGTAGAAAGGTTAAAAAACTTTAAGTATAAGTTAGACTTAATCCAACAGTACGAAGGATTCATAAGTACATTACAAGCCTCTTCAACAGTAGCAACTGTAGCAGGTAAGAATGTAGAGTATTACGAAAAGCTAATTAAAGGTATTATCGGAAATTTCGATGGATACGAAAGGTATCTTTTCTTCGAAAATACCGCTAACGCCTGGCCAAAGACTGGGAACACAAAACCGTACATCAATCAAGCTTCTACTACAGCAGCATCAGTAACATTCTACAGCGCTCAACTAGAAGCTGCCGATACATTTGATATTGGTAACTACAACAGTCTAAGAAATACTATCCCAGCATTCATTAAAGAGGATGCTTCTAATGAGAAGTACACCCTGTTTATCGATATGATCGCTCAACACTTCGATAACTTATGGCTTTACGCTAAAGAAGTTACTAAGAAGTACGATGGTGATAACAGACCTGACGCAGGTATCCCAGTAGAGTTAGTAGAGACTGCATTAAAGAATTTCGGAGTAAAGTTATATACTTCTAATCTGAGTCTAGAGAATCTATTAGCATACTTTAGCGGAGAAGCTTACAACCAGGGAGATGAAGTAATTAACAATTACGAGGTAGCAACAACAGGCATTACTGGAGAATTCCAACCAATGCCATATAAGAACTACCAACAGGAAGTTTACAAGAGACTTTACCACAACTTACCACACTTACTTAAGACAAAAGGTACTCCTAGAGGACTAAAAGCTCTTATGAACTGCTTCGGTATCCCACCGGAGATATTAACTATCAAGGAATTCGGCGGTATTGAAGAGAATGCAGGCTACTACGTTGGCTACGATAAAGCTATTACAGATAGTAGAGGTAAGATTAGAGTAAGAGATTTAGAGAAAGAAGGTAGTACTTTATCAAATCTTGCATCAATACAAAAAGACGAGACCAAATTTAACCAGGACCTTCATATTGTAGAAGTAGGATTCTCACCGAACGAATCTGTTAATGCTTTAATTGAAGATACTCTAACCGGGAACTACGTAGCAGCAAATTACGTAGTAACAGGTTACGTATTACAAGGAGCTTTCGACATAGATGATTTTATTGGGGATCCTTTAAATGCTCAAGCTACACAATACAGTGCACTAAGTAAACTTTCCTCTAACATTCTAGATAGTTTAGACTCCTACGATATATTTGATTTTGTAAGAATTATTAAGTTCTTAGATAATACTATCTTCAAGATGGTAAAGGACTTTATTCCTGCAAGAGATAGCATCAGTACTGGCATTATTATAAAACCTCACCACTTAGACCGGAGTAAAATTATAATCCCTTCTGCAGAATGGGAGAGAGTAGAGTACGATGGCTTAATAGAAGTAGGAGAGTATAGCGGTAGTGATGGAGGTATTCTAACAGACCTTAACACAGACCATAGTCTTACATTCAGCAATAAAGACAGTTTCACAACTAAAGCTATAGATAGAGATACACCTAAATATGACGGTGAACTATCAGGCAGTACTGTAAGTGTATTAGGAGCTGATTTAAACGGCACTAATCCTTTCTTAGGTAAGTTCCAACCAGAAACTACATACCTAACTACGACTATCACAAACAGTTCTACATTCAACTCTACAACACCTGCACCAGGGCAGATAGTGTTATTCTATAATGAAATATCTTTTGAAACGTCTCCAATCGACACTGGAGGTATAGGAGATAGCGGTGCATCTGGACCTGCAGGAGGTGGAGGCAGTAGTAGCGGAGGAGGATCATCTCCAACTACATACACATTAACCGTTAATATCCTAGAAGAAACTAATGAAGATTTTTCTACACTCCTACCACTCATTAACGTAACTAAAAACGGCACAGGAGTCTTTAGCGGGAATACAACATACACAGCAACAGTAAGTTCAGGAGATGTAATAGGAGTAACCGGAACTTGGGCAAATACTGATTTCCCACTACTCCAATCTGAACTCGATGGCGCGATAGTAGTAAGCCCATCTAACAGCTCTCCTAAATCCGGTACAGTGACCGTATCAAGTAATACATCAGTAACATTCAGAATACGAAACTAATATGCCAGCACTATCTACAATAACGGAATCGGTAAAAAGGCTGAAAATACACAAATCATCTTTAGAAGCTACCGACAATAGCAGTCTCATCCCGAATATCGATTCACTGACTATCGTACACAGTAACGTCACTATAGTGTATCAAGTAAACAGCGTACTACTGGATACTGCTGATACGTACTTACTAGAAGTTACCCCATCTACAAGTGCTAAACCCGCCAGTACTAATAGTGCATTAACCATCTTCGTACCATACTCTACTTCAAAATTTAGCAATAGTGATTACAATACCCTGTACGGCAACTACACCGAAAACAAGAGATCAAATCTCTTTATGGAAGCTAGTTACAATACAGGAACCGTACACCCTACAAACTTAGCAGAGATCCTTAACTTAAGAGCATCATCCGCCGAAACACAGGACAGTAACTACACCTCAATAGGCTTTGCAAATGCAAGATACTATGGCAGTAGAAATATGAGTCCTGATTTTAATATCACATCTCCATATTCCGTATACGGAGAACAGTTAGTAGGAGACCCTAGAGTTGTATCCGGATTAAAGCCTGCTGTTGAGCAGACTAGTCCATATATGTTAATCTTTGATAGAATTGAAACTACCTACAATGAATACAATGGAGGATTAGCCGCTAAGATTGCTTACATAATCGACGAAGATAGTAATGTGATTACACCGAATAAAGGTAGAGAAGGGTTTAACATTATAACCCAAGGATTCCCCGCCAGCGCAGAGATTGATATTGAACTATCAGATAACACCTTATTTGGAGTTAATATGGCAGGTATTAACGGAACCTATGATGTTAAGTTTTCCGGTCAAGCACCATCTACCTACCTATATACTCACACAGGGTCTCTAGGAGGTTATGAGAGGTTAGATGAGTTAGTATTTGATGACCCAAATCCAATAGGTCCAGGTTTCATTAGTCCAGATTTAGCAAACCCTAATAACACAGACCCTCTAATAACGTATCAACGTTCTACTTCTCCTACACCTAGCCAAGTTAAAAAAGGGTACATCTTCACAGGAGCTGAACTCTTTGATAACGGCAGTGCTCCTTACGACTTTATCTTCACATCAGACGGTACACAGAAAGGTATATTCACTACTGAGATTGAAGTAATAGGAGAAGGAAGAGCAAGCTTATTTAGTGTATACGATAAAATCGAAGCACGACTTGTTCGTATTGACAGTTCAAATAACAGGCACATACTAGATGCTGAGATCCATAAATTCCCGGAAAAAGATCCTGAATCATACACATTCAGACTAGAGAGTATTCCGATCGATGTAAAAGCCGGAGAGAAGGTTACAGTAGAATTAGAACTATTAGAAGACTTTTCAGAAGTTACAGTAGCAGCTAAGATGTTTGAATTACGCTCTGCCGTACCAGCAGGGGAAAAGACAGTTAAGTACTTTGAAGGATCGCTAATATCCATCCCAGCAACTAGTGGACCAGGCAACGGTGTAGAAGGAAGTTATGTGGATGTAGCTGTTACTACTAACGGTGCAGGTTACGGAGGAACAGTAAACGTTGTAGTAAATACTGATGGAGATATTGTAGATCTATCTGTAGCATATAGAGGGTTTAATTACGTTGACGGCGACACTATAACAATACCAGCTGGATCTCTAGGAGGTAATTTTAGTGGAGCAACTATAACACTAGCCTCCTCAAATCTTAGAACTAAGCAATACTTTATCTACATAGACTCCAATATAATCGCTCTTAACCCAGATACATTACAAAAGACAGTAGGACGTTTTTACGAAGGTCCATATGATATAGATACTTTAGATGAAGATAAAGACTTTGACCCTGTTATCTTTCCATTAGTACCTCGAGTAGGGGATATAATAAGATTCAATAACGACCAGACTACAGCAAGTAAGATTACCGAGATCGTAAACATACCTACTACAAACATAACGATAGGATCCTTTACAATAACGATACCGCAGACAACGGCATACGTTTTAGACAAAGACATCCCAGGATACGACGCAACTACAAAAACAGGTCCACAGAATATAACTTTCTCTAGAATGGTAGAAGAGCCCGTAGTTATTGTTGATGGTTTTAAACCTGCAGGACAAACTTCAAGAGGATTAATTAAGCCTCAATACATGAGCGATAAACTTAAAGATAACTTTTCGAAGATCGTTGGAGATCTAAAAGAAAAGAATTTGATATAAAACTCTATTTATAATATATACTAAAAACAGTACAATGGCATTTTTAAACAATTCAGTAGTCACAGTTGACGCTATTCTCACTAAGAAAGGTAGAGAGTTACTAGCTAGAGGCGACGGTTCATTTAGAATCACACAGTTTGCATTAGCCGATGATGAGATTGATTATACACTATATAATCCAACACACCCATCGGGCTCTGCATACTACGGTGAAGCAATTGAGAACTTACCGCTATTAGAAGCATTCCCAGATGAAAATCAGATCATGAAGTATAAGTTAGTAACCTTACCAAGGGGTACTGCAAGACTTCCTATTCTAGATTTAGGTTATGCTGCTATCGAACTTAAGCAAGGTGCTGCAATCTCAATTACTCCACAAACTTTAAATTACTTAGGATCTAATCAAACATTCGAAACCAACGGATACGTTGCAACGATTGCAGATGCTAGAGTGCTAAATGTGTTTAACGGAGTAGGCGTTAACTCAGAAGAAGCGGAAAGACTCAACTCAGTAGAAACATTAGGTACTAATATCTCTAAGACAGTTATCGGTACTTCAATCAACTTGACCGCTACTACTGTTAATACCCTATTCGGTTCGAATACTCAGTTAAAAACCACGATTACAGTTATCGGTAGAGATTCAGGAGCAAGAATGACCATTCCAGTAACCATCAAGAAAGTAAATTAATAGCATATGTCGTTTAAAAGATTTGATGCAGAAGATATCGTAATCAGTGCTGAAGCCATTGCAGCACCACTATGGTCAACAGGTTCACCTGAATTAACAACATTTGAAACTAGCTCAGTACAAGCAGCTAGTGTATCAGGAAAGTACTACTTAGATGTATACCAATCCGACCCAGCTCAAAACGCAGATGCTGAGGTTCAATTCTCTTTAGCTTATGCTAATAAAACAGGAGCCGGTTCACTAGACTTCAATCCTGCAGTACCGGGTAAATCCCCTTCAGCCGCTATATACGGTCAGCTAAGGACTCTAATACTAGGAGACGAAAATACAGATTTCACTTTAACCGGGAGTGTCACTCCATCGTTTTTTGCAATCTCTATTGACAGAGCTAGATTTAAAGAGAAGATTCTTCCTGCTTCACTACTATTAGAACTAGACGGAGTACAATACACTGACGATAGTTTAGATGTTACAACAGTAACTTATAAAGATGCTGGAAGAGTCTACAACTTAGGTGAAGTAGCAACCGCAGATACTCCTGGATCTATCACAGGTACTCCAATCGGATGGGTACTTCCTGATATCGGTATAATTCTTATAGACAGTCTTCTTGTAAGCGGATTTGCTGCGATCAACGAAAGTGCTAATGCCGGGGGTACTAACCCTAGTGTACTTAAGCCGTACATTACATCTTTTACTCTAAGCTCAGAAGAAACAGTAACATCAGATTTCATATTCGTAAGAGTTAAGAACTCAGAGTTTAACTATTCAATGAATCCATCTTACGTAGATTCAAATGGAGAATTAACTCACGGTAATATGATTAACGCTCCACAATCGTACCTTACTACAGTAGGATTATATAATGACAATAACGATTTAGTAGCCGTAGCCAAACTATCTAAACCCTTATTAAAAGACTTCACAAAAGAAGCTTTAGTACGTATCAAGTTAGACTTCTAATGAATGAGTGCATTTTTAAGACTGAATACTCAAGATGCGTTTGTTGCACCTTATGTTGCACACAAACTATATAACTTTCAAACCAGCAGTGACTTCCAAGCTGCTGGTATTGATAGGTTCTATTCTGATATCTCTACTACAAGCACAATTGGAGACATAAGCAGCTACAAGTCCGATCTAGTATACAAGACAATCAACCACCTATACTACAGTACCTTTAGTGATGCTGATGCTCAAGAAGGAGCATACGAACATTATACTCAAAGCTCTCTTTCACCAAAGAGAACATTAGGTACAGAATTTGCACTAATAACAATACCGAAAGAAGTATACGGTGAAGCTATTCAACCAGGAACCTTACGTATTGAAGATTCTGGAGATGTTATTACCGATGACGGAGAAGGAGTCTTATATGTAGACGGAAACATCTGCGGTAACGTAATCTATAGCCACGGTATGATTATTATTACAGAAGAGCAAGATTTTTCTGTAACAAGCTTTACATCTCTAACCGCAAGCAATACTGTTGAGATTTCCTTTAGGAACACTTATACGATATACGAACATCAATACAGATGTAAAGTAAATCAATCACAATTAAACTTTACACAAAATCCAAGCTCCCATACTGACGGAGTTGTATCTGCAGATCTAACAGGAAACGAATTCCAACCTTATATTACAGCAGTAGGATTATATAACGATGCAAACGAGTTAGTTGCAGTAGGAAAGCTAAGCATGCCAATTCCAAAATCGCAATATAACGATATGACGTTTGCTGTAAAATTTGACGCATAATGGCATTAACCCCAGTAACCTGGAGGTATAAAGATAAACTTATTACTGAAATATCCGACATGCCGGAAGGTACGTATGGATTTATCTATAGAGTTACTCACGTACCGACCAAGAAAAAGTATATAGGAAAGAAAGTTTTATTTTTCGAACGTAACGTAAAGTTAGGAAAGAAAGAAACAGAAGCTTTAAAGGAAGAACGGAAAGCAGCTGGTATTGGAGGTAGGGTACCTGCTAAGAAGAAGGTGGTTAAGGAATCTGACTGGAAGACTTACTACGGATCACAAGAAGAGATTAAGAAACTCGTTAAAGAATCCAAACCAGAGGACTGGTCTAGAGAGATTTTAGAATTCGTTCCAACAAAAAAACTGTTGACTTATTACGAAATAAAGCATATATTTATCAACGATGCTTTAGAGAATGGAGATTTCCTAAATGATAACATCTTAGGTAAGTTTTACCAGAAAGACTTTTTATAATGGATGCATATACAGACTTATTAGATAAGTATAGATTTGATACTGAATGGAACTATGTAGGTCACGGTCAAAACGGATCTGTATACCATAAAGGAGATGTAGCGGTAAAAGTGACTACTGACGAAGTAGAGTTAGAGCACGCTAAGCAAGCTGAAGGAAAGACTTTCCCATCCCTTAATCCAATCTCAAACGTAGAAATATATTCCCCAGATCTAGGAACATATCAATCCCCATTCTTATCACCAGTTCCTAATCAAGTAAGAGACGCTATCAACAAGTATGCTAAAGAGATCACAGAGTATATCGAAGTAAAAGATGATTCCCTATTAGACGGACTTCCAACTCTACTTCAAAAATTCTTCAAACAAGTAAGAATCGATTTTCAAAAAGCAAGCATACCGTTAGATGAAACCGATATACAAGGCGATAATGTAATGGTAGATTCTAAAGGAAAGCTTAAAATGATCGACTATTAAGTTGGATTCGTAAAGTATTATTCGTATATTACGGTATAATAAGTTATGTAGTCTATGGAAGTAAACCCTATGGTGCTTACGCACCTCGAAGGAATTTTAGGAAAAGGAAGTAAGAAAGCAAGAAATAACTATGCTTTTCACTGTTCATTCTGCAACCATAGAAAGCCTAAGTTAGAGATCCAGATGCAGACCAATGAAAAAGGTCACAATCCATGGGAATGCTGGGTATGTAACACCAGAGGACGTACTATAAAATCTTTACTACGTCAACTCAAAGTAGACCGTTCAACCTCTGCTGAGATCCTAAAGTACATAAAGAAGGGAGATAAGGTTGAATACCATGATCTAGAGTTTGTAGAACTACCTAAAGAGTTTCAAGCCCTATCTTCCGCATCAACTACTTCAATAATTGCAAATAAAGTAAGACGGTACCTCTATAAGAGAGGCTTAACTGATTACGACTTTATAAAATATAACATCGGGTACTGTACCTCAGGAGAATACCAAGATCGAATCATCGTACCTTCCTACGATGACAACAACAACCTCAACTTTTTTGTAGCACGATCTTTTGCCGACGCTTTTATTAAATATAAAAATCCGTCTGCATCTAAGGATATTATAGGGTTTGAGAATACTATCAATTGGGACCAACCTATCGTATTAGTAGAAGGAGTATTTGATGCAATGGCAGTTAGAAGAAACGCTGTACCTATTCTGGGTAAGAGTATCTCTAATTCTTTAATGAAGAAACTGGTTTTAAACAAGGTTCAAGACATATACATAGCACTAGATAGAGATGCGTTTAAACATGCGCTCTCTTATTGTGAGAAGTTCCTTTCCATGGGAAAGAAGGTATATCTAGTCGATATGCAGGATAAAGATCCAAGCGATATGGGATTTGAAAATTTCACTCGTCACGTACAAACCGCTGAAGAGCTAAATCTAACAAAGCTACTACAGTATAAACTATTTGGAATATGATTTATAAAGGTGCAAACGTCCTTAACGAACATAAGAGAAAGAATCTTATGTACGACGGACAACTAGAACAGATTACCTTTTTAGATAAACGAGTCTACAAGAAAGAAGAAGGAGTATACTACCCTTCAGTTACTACCGTTTTACAGTACATGCCAAAGAATAAGTTCTTTGATAACTGGCTAAAAGACGTAGGCCACAATGCCGACCTTATCATGAGAAAAGCAGCTCAAGAAGGTACTGCTGTTCATGAAGCTGTAGAAGATTTGATAGCAGGAAAAGAGATTACTTGGATGGATGACTTTGGGAATGCTAAGTACAATCTTAGAGTATGGCAGATGATCTTGAAAGCAGCAGAGTTCTTCAAGAAGCATAAACCAACCGTTATTGCTGCTGAAGAGTTTACCTTCTCAGATAAATACAAGTATGCAGGTACTGCCGATTTGATTGTAGAGATGGATGGAGAGATCTGGTTACTTGATGTTAAGACGTCTAACAACCTTCACCGTTCTTACGACTTGCAATTAGCAGCTTACGCTAAAGCCTGGGAAGAGATGTTCGGTCAAAAGATCGAAAGAACTGGTATCTTATGGCTGAAATCTTCTAAGAGATCAGAATCTAAGAAAGAAGGAGTTTACCAAGGTAAGGGATGGGAGATTAAGCAGATTGGAGACATCGATAAAAACTTTGACCTCTTTAAGACTATTTACAGTCTATACGAATTAGATAACCCGACTACCGAACCTATTTATAATAGTTACCCTATCAAAGTGAAACTATGAAATTAATCGAAGCTTTACTCCAAGAAGCAAGAGTCCCTAAAGCTATTATTATGGGAGGTGGAGCAGGTGCCGGTAAAACGCACTTAGCTGGACAGTTTATAAAAATAGCAGAAGAAAATGGATGGCAATACCTTAACCCGGATACTTACGCAAGAAACCCGGATAAAGAAAAGAGATTACCTCTATCATCAGCCTCTAAAAAGATCAATCAAGAACTTGAAGACGCTGTCACTGGAGACGCTAAACCAAACTTAGTATGGGATACTACAGCAAGTAATCCAAACGCAGTTCTAGGAGTAAAGCAAAACGGCTACAACGTTCTAATGATTATGGTGTACGCTCATCCAATGGCTGCTTTCCAATCTAATTTTGAGAGAGCAGATAAAGAAGGAGAAGCTGCGATACCGACACAGGGAGTATTCGCTACCTGGTTAAAATCATACAACCCAGAAAACATTGAAGCATATAAGAAAGCTTTCGGAGATAATTTCTTACTAGTAAACAATACCTCTAAACCAGGTATTGATATGAAGCTTATTGAAGACTTCAACCAAGCAGTTCAAGCAGGTCCAAAAGCAATACAGAAGTATATTGAAGACTTAGTAGCAGAACATCCTGACAAATATCAGCAGACAATGTTCGATAGAGGTGAAGTAAAGTTACCTCCTGAAGCAGCTGAAGCATTCACAGCAGGTATAGCACAAGCGAGTATCACTTTCCAAGACGAGAGAGAAGAGGACAATCTTAAGAAAGCAGCTTTAAAGTATTTCGAAAAGAAAGGCGAGCCAATGCCCCCGGCAAAGATTGGAAGAACTAACGGAATGGAAGAAACCTTAGAAACTCTTCGTAAAAAAGCAAAAGCAGCACAAGAGACTAAGCAAAGAATGTATGTAGAATTACATGCAGCTTTATCAAAAGTAATCTCTGCTGACTCTACAATTGACGAAGCAGTAGATAGAGCAAAAGCATTTATTGAATCATGAAGATAGGAATTCTAGGAGGAGGGTTTAAACCTCCACATAAAGGACATTTTGATTTAGCTAAACAAGCTTTTGATCACGGTATTTCTGAATTGAGAATTTACATAGGACCGAAAGCAAGATCAGGAGCTAATATTACTCAGGATCAAGCTGTAGAGATCTGGCAAGAATACGCTAAAGCACTACCTGGGAAAGTAGTACTAGAAAAACATCCCATACCTATCCGTGCTCCGTATACTTTTGCAAGAGAGAATCCCGATCATGAGGTACTATGGTTTCTAGGTCAAAGAGAAGGAGACGAAGAAGATACTAAAGATATTAAGAGTAGAACTTCATCTCTACGTAAAGATAGAGAAAAACCTGAAGAAGAACAGAAGTATCCAAACCTAGACTTTCAACCTATCTCCGGAAGAACTACAGTATCAGGTACTGCTGCACGACAAGCACTACAAGCAGGAGATAAAGAAGGCATTGCAGATATGCTACCAGACGGAATAGATAAGGAAAAAGTACTAGGAATAATCCAGTCCCCAGAAACTAAGATAGCAGAAGCTATTGACAATATTTTTGCAGGATTTTTATTCGAAGAAGATGAAGTAGAAGAAGGTTCTGGAGGGGTACCTATTGATGCTATTGGAGCAGTACCATCGAAGGATAAAGCTAAAATGGATAATAGGTTTGAATACTTTATGAAACTCACTCCTCCGGATATGGTAATATCTAGAAGAGGAATGGAAATTATCATTACAGATAAAAAGTACGCAGAAGGACCTAACGCTGAAGCTGAAGATCTTACACCTACTCAGAATCAACTACCTGAATCAGTGGAAGAGACTAGGTTCAACTATACTCCGTATATTGCTTCAATCTTAGAGTACTGTATAGACAGGAAACTGAAAGTGCTTCCTCTACCAGAGATTAAGATTAAGTACGATGAAGAAAATGCATCTAACTTATTTGGACGTACAGGATATTATCAACCACAGACCTGTGAGATCTGTTTGTACGCCTCAGGACGTCACCCTAAAGATGTATTAAGAAGCTTCTGCCACGAACTCATCCATCACATTCAAAACATGGAAGGGAAGGACTTAGAGTTCACAACTACCGATGTGCATGCTGATGAAGCATTAATGGAGATTGAAAAAGAAGCTCACTCTAAAGGCAGTCTACTATTTAGAGAATGGGAGAATGCTCAGAAAGAGCAAGAATCTATCGAAGAAAAAAAAAGTTTAACTGAGAAGAGAGGCAGGTTAAATCCTATCTCGAATAAACTCTCTTCGATCGCCTTTAAAATCATTAAAACTGCTTACGAAAAAGGAAAGACTATTGACCATACGTTAATGATCGGTCCTTACGAAGATGCTGATATTCAATTAGAAGACTTAGAATTTGATCTTAGAATTATCCTACGTAAAGGAGATTACAACTACACAGGAGGAGCTGATTCAGGACAAGTAACAGAAGACGATCCTTATGTGGAGGTAGTAGTTACATTACCAGAAGATTATACTAACTGGTCTGAACTATCCATGCACTTAAAAGATCTTATTAGACATGAGATCGAACATCTCAAGCAAGGTGGAATCAATGTAAGAAGTGGTGGCGAGATGGAAGACGATGCTCTAATCAGATCTCTAATTAATATAGGTAATATCCCAGAAAAAGAATACTACAAACTACCTAAAGAAGTAGACGCTATGATCCAGGGGCTATATTTCCAAGCTCAGAAATCAAGAAGACCTTTTATAGAGGTAGCAAAAGAATACCTAGAAAGTCAAGGAGTTAGTTTGAAAGATCAAGAAGAAATCTTATCTTTATGGACCAAAAGACTACCTGCACTAGGAATTAATTTATAATATATGCAACAAAGCTTAATAGACTTATTCGAAGTTACTAAAGATGATCTTAACCCTGATCGAAAAAACCTGCGTTTATATTGCGATATGGACGGAGTACTGTGTGATTTTAGAGGTAGGTTTGAAGACCTATTCGGAAGAGGTCCTAGAGAGGTAGAGGCAGATAAAGGAGCTCCATACTTTTGGGCGATGATTCGAAATGTCGGAGTTAAGTACTGGTCAAGAATGCCATGGACCCCAGGAGGTAAAACCTTATGGAGTGCTATCAAAGAATATGAACCTAAACTACTCACAGCTCCCCCTCGAAAGAAAGGAGATTTCCACGCATTAGATCCAATTACAATGCAAGGAAAGACAGAGTGGGCAGAAAGTAATCTAAATCTATCTGCATCTGATATCGTATTTAAGAAATCTAAGGACAAGAAACTAATCGCTCAACAAGATGTAGCGAATGGATTAATACCAATCCTTATTGATGACAGAGAAGACAACATTGCAGGATGGGAAGCAGCAGGCGGGGTAGGTATACTTCACCCAGAAAACGGTAATCCATCTGAAGTTATAAAGAAGATAAAAGAGTTATATGAAGGAGAATCAACTCAAGAAGGAGTTTAAGACCCGGGACGTTGAAAGAGCTCGAAATATAGTCAAGAAAGACTACACTAGTAAAACTGTAGCTGGAACAGGTTATAAGAAACAGAGAGAGAAGCATAGTGAAGGAGATACCTGGGAAGAAGACGGGAAGACTTGGACTATAAAGAACGGTATTAGACAAACTATAACTAAGTTAGATGCTGCTAAAAAAGCAGCTCAAGTACCGTTAAAATGTCCTAAGTGTAGCGGACCGATGAATTACCATCTAAGTAAGAAGATGTATAAGATTCATAAGATGTGCTTTGACTGTGTTATAGATATGGAAGCAGGATTACGTCGAGCAGGATTATACGATGCTTATGAAAAAGCAATGGTTACTGGAGGTATCCGAGCATTTGCAAAAGATATTGAACAGTGGGTTTTAGAGGCATATGAGAGTGAAAACTACGTTACAGAAGACGGAGTTGTCGAAGAATGGAATTCAAATGATCAAGCAAAGCAACGTGCTTTAGCCAACGTAAAGGAGTTTATAGACCATGTAAACGAGTCATTAGAAGAGTAGGCTATTTATTAGTATACTGTTTCTTACAAAAAATACTATGACTCAGAAAGAATTGCTAGAAAATGTATTAAGTGAGCTAGGTTCCATTAAAAAGGGAATGCCTAACGGAGAGCTTAAACACATGGCAAGAACTATAGACGAACTAAGAGATAATCAATCACTAATGAAAGACGATATCTCAGATTTAAAAAAGACGTTATTAGATCCTAACGACGGAGTCATTGTGAACACTAATAAGAACACAGACTTCAGACGAGAGCGTGAACGTAAGATTGAGTACTACGACAATATTATCGTAGAATTCAAAAAAATGCAAGACTGGAAAAACGGCGTCACAAGAGCATTATGGATCGTATTCACAGTATTAGCAGGAATTATTATTAAGTTTTTAGCCGAAATGCAACCGTGAATAAGATAGATAAGAAATACGGCATCGGCACAACAGCTCTAATGAGAGATGTACTGCAGGAGATGGTTAGAAAGATCTTAGCAGAAAAGAAGAGGCCTGGACTCTGGGCTAATATTAATGCTAAGAAAAAGAGAGGTGAGAAAGCTTCTCACGGTAACTCTAAGGCACATAAAGATGCAGTAGCAGCTGGTAAGAAGATTAAGAAAAGTAGCTGATGAAGTTTCCTATTCCATTTTCACCGGAGAAGAACTACGCCAGGGGATGTAGGAGATCAAATATAATGTTTTTGTAGTTTCCATTATACAGCTATGACCAGAGGAGAATTAACAGAGATTATAAAAGAAGTACTTGTAGAGATGCAAGAAGCTGAAAGTGTACATAAGCCAATGAATCCCGGTATATTGAAGAACCGGTTAGGTAAATTATCTTGCACTAAAGTGAGGAAAGAGCGTGGTAAACTTAAAGACAAAGGTACTACGTTCGCAAAAGCTTTACAAAGATACCTTAACTACCATTGCAAATAACTATTTATTAGAAACTATTTCTATAGAATTATGACTTACGAAGAATTACAGAACAGGTTAAGTAGAGTTGAGACAGCTATCACAGCTCTAAAAACTGGTAGTTATCACGATCTAGATTTTAATGTAGAGCAGACTCTCGGACAATTAGAGCATACAAAAACAGCTTTACAAGAACAGCTAAGCACTCTATCAGAGGATAAGGAACCAGAGCACCTACTAAAGCCATTAGAAAAGAAAATCGATAAAGCAGTAGATAAGCAAAAAGCATCACCAGATACTGCAGCATTAGCTTTATTAGCAAACATCAATAAAAATGTAGCTTTAGACCATAATATCACCTTTAAAACCTGGACTGATGATTTAAGAGCTCATGCTCCACAAGTTGTAAACAGATTAAAAGCAGCATTAGAAGGTAAGTTTAAATATTACGGAGACCTATTAGATGTAGATTATGCAGGATTAGAGAGAGAATTAGAGAAAGCAGAGTACACCGGTACTAGAAGCTTACCTGATAACACAGCTGCATTAAAAGCTTTGATGATCAAGAAAGTAGAAGAAGGTGAGACAACAGATAGCCACGTTATCACTAAAGATCAAACATCTAGAAGAGAAGTAGAAAAGGTAGCGAGAGAGAAAGGAGTATCTACTCCAGAATTTAAGAAGAAGGTACAGAACGCTAAACCAGGTGATACGTTTAATCTAGAGGAAGATCACCAACACAATCCAAACGACGATTCAGATATGGCTAAGATTCAATTACTACAAGTAGCTGAGTATGCTCATGAATTGTTAGAAATGATTAAGAACGGTCAAGAATTGGATGCTTGGATTCAAGCTAAGATTACTAAGATTGCTGATTACATCGGAACAGTAAAACATTATTTAGAAGGAGAAGAGTACTTAGATGCTGAGTACGGTAAAGATCATCCAGCACACGGCGACTCAAATTTCTATAACGATATCCCAGAAGAATATAAAGCAATGTATGAATCATGGGTAGCTTCTCAAAAGACGATCAATGAATAAGCAAGAGATTAGACAATTACTAGAAGAAGTTTACTTTGAAGTATTAGAGGAAAACTTACTTAAAGAGGATACTCTAAAGACATCTACTCAGATGATCTTAGGAAAGTTTCCTACATTACGAGATACTATTGAAAAACTCTTAACAAAAGAGTACGATCATTTTATTGACGAGATTCATTGGGTATCTCCTAAACCCTCTACCTTTAAGGTACAGTTTAAGAGTGGTCAGTCATTCATCTTAAAGTGGTTAGGAAAAGGATTTCAAGCACAAGTAGAGGGCAAGAGATTCTTTCTCAACAACGTATCTGAATATCAATCAGCACTAGATAGAATCAACGAACTATTAAAGAACGGCCCTGTTAGTGCTGCTGATGAATTCGGAGAAGATGAAGGATTTGATGACTCTGGAGCATTTGACTCAGAACCATCAGCAGATTCAGGAACAACAGACGCTGAAGGAGAAGACGTATTTGACACAGGAGAAGAGTAGTATGGAGTTGATCGATAAGATTTTACAGGAATGGTCTTGGAGAACTGAGAAAGGATACCCCGATCTTAATAATGAAGAAGATCTTAAGATACTGAGAGAAGTTTTTGATATTGATCTTGTTAACGAAGCTGATAACAGCTCTTTCGACGCTATTATAGAAGAGACTTTCAAAGAAAGTATCCCCGCAGTAAAAGGAAAGTACAGATTACCAGAAGCAACCTCAGAATTTAAAATCGACAGTGCCGATCAAGAAGCATTTAAAGCACTCTTTTACAAAGCACCTGATAAGAGTGTAGGAAACGGAGAGGTAGCTTTATACTGGTTGTTTAATTACGCTAACCCAAAGAACCCAGCCGATAGAGCTAAAGAGAATAGAGGAGCAGATGATCCTGACCTACTGGTGGATGGAAGCGGTCTTGAAGTTAAATCTTATAATTCACATGATAAAAAGAGTACTTTAGGTAAATTTAAGAGTGATGTTGAATCGAGAAAGTTAATAAACGCTCTCTTCGGTATTACGAACATGTATAAGGTATTCGGAGAAGAAGGTTCTTTTAATTCTGAAGTAGTATTTAATATGGCGATCTTACGAGACGCTTTTCAGGAAGTACTTAATATTCAAAAGATCTTTGCAGAAGATAATGTCAGGGAAGTTTTAGGATCGTATGCCGTATTTGCAGATATGCAAAAACAGGTTAACACCTTGCTAAGTATGGTAGAATCTAAAGATCCTGAAGAGTTAGCGAAAAAGGTAATGGTAACGTTACTTAAGACAAAGCTTGAGAAAAAGCCCGGAGCCGGTAACTACATTATAAACTTAAAAGAAAGTAACCCATTTGACATCAAGGTATTTAGAATACCTGAAGATATTGAAGGAGGGTTGATGGAGAAGTCTTTCGAACACTTAGCAAAAAACACAGCAGTTAACTCTGCAGAGATTCAATTTAAGTACAGTATATTTGATTAACAAATATGAAATTAAAGGTTAATAATTTAATGGTTCTAGTAGCAGTAGCAATTGCTGCAATGTATGCTTTCGGTTTACTCACTCCAATGAATAACAGAGCTAAGGAGAAGTTAGACGCTTATATAGAAAAGAGTCAAGCAGTAGTAGATTCCTTAGAGAACCATATTACTCTATTAGACATAGAGAATGATATGTTACAGTCACAAGTCGACAGTGCTTTAGCTGCTATTGGTATTGAGGAAGAAAAACGTAAACAACAAAGAGATGCATTCGATCGTAAAATTGCTAAGCTTAATAAGCTTTCTGCTTCTGAGCTTTCCAGCTATTTCACAGAACGTTATAGTAAATAACGGCGATACTTTAGTTTGCATTCCCTCAAAGATTGCAAAAGAAATTATTACTGATCTAGAACAAGGAGACCTCTGTCAAGCAGAGTTAGAAAGTTACTTAAGAGACATTCAAAGTCTTAATCAAGCAATGACTGCTAAAGACGGTCAGATCGCCAATCTCATTGGTATTAAAAACAACCTCAATGGCGTCATTGACGAAAAGAATAGTCAAATAGAAAAGCAAAAGAAGTACCAAGCTACCTTAAGAAGACAGCGCAAATGGAATCTATATAAAGGCTGGATGGGAGGTACAGTCGTAGGAACTGTTATTGGAATAATTATAATGTTATGAGTCAACAAGACGTAAAAAAGATTATCATACAGGAGTACGCTAAGTGTGCAAAGGATCCCGAGTACTTCATGAAGAAGTATTGCTACATCCAGCACCCACAGAGAGGCCGTATCTTATTTAACCTGTATCCATTCCAAGGAAAGGTACTACATTTATTTAAGGATCATCAATTTCTTATTACTCTTAAGTCTAGGCAGTTAGGTATTTCTACTTTAGCAGCAGGGTATAGTCTATGGTTAATGATCTTTCATAAGGATAAAAACGTCCTTGCTCTTGCAACTACTCAAGCTACAGCTCGAAACTTAGTAAACAAGGTACAGTTTATGTACAAAGAGCTTCCGAGCTGGCTAAGATTGAAAGCAGTAGAAGACAACAAACTGTCCTTAAGACTCACAAACGGTTCAAGAATATCTGCTAAATCTTCTAATTCAGATGCAGCACGTTCAGAAGCAGTATCACTACTGCTTATTGATGAGGCAGCATTTATTGACAATATTGACGAAACGTTTGCAGCAGCTCAACAAACACTAGCTACTGGAGGTCAATGTATGGCTCTATCAACTCCTAACGGTATTGGTAACTGGTTCCACCAGACTTGGGAAAAAGCTGAAACTGGAGAAAATAGTTTCATACCAATTAAGCTACCGTGGACAGTACATCCTGAAAGAGATCAAACTTGGAGAGACCAACAGGATAGAGACCTAGGTCCTAGAATGGCTGCTCAAGAATGTGACTGTGACTTCTTATCATCAGGTGATACAGTATTTGAACCAGAAGATCTTATCTACATGGAGACTACTACTAAAAAGGATCCAATAGAAAGAAGAGGTGTGGACAGTAACTTATGGATATGGGAATACCCAGACTACATGAAATCTTATATGGTCGTAGCTGATGTCGCTAGAGGTGATGGACAGGATTTTTCTACCTTCCACGTTTTTGATATTGAAGCCTCTTGTCAAGTAGCAGAGTTTAGGAGTAAGATCCCTCCTAAAGAATTCGGAAACATATTGGTAGGGATATCCACAGAGTACAATAACGCTCTATTAGTAGTAGAGAATGCATCTATTGGATGGGCTACTATCGACCAGATTATTACTAGAGAATATTCAAACCTATATTACTCATCTAAATCAGATCAAGAGACCGTACAATCGTATATGTCTAAGTTTGAGAACGATAAACTAGTACCTGGATTCTCTATGACAGCACGCACTCGTCCATTAGTTATCGCTAAGATGATGGAGTACATAAGAGAGAAAGCCGTTACTGTTCAATCAGATAGGCTCTTAAAAGAGATGAGGGTATTTGTATGGAAGAACGGTAAAGCACAGGCACAGACAAGTTATAATGATGATTTAGTAATGGCATTTGCTACCGGCCTATACGTTAGAGATACAGCTCTACGACTAAGGCAGCAAGGAATGGATTTAGCTAGAGCTCAACTATCCTCATTTAATAACCTAAATAATCGCAACTCCGCTATAATAAATGTTGCTAATACGCAAAATAATCCGTATATTATAGATAATGGATCCGGTACCCAAGAGGATATATCTTGGTTATTTAAGTAAGATCTATTTATAATTAAACTATACCGTAAATGGCGGACAAATCTCTATTTGGCAGATTACAGCGATTATTCGCTACAGACGTAGTAATCAGGAACGTTGGTGGTAACCAGCTTAAGATTGCTGACGTTAATCAGATTCAGACTACTGGAAAGTATCAGACGAATTCCTTGATGGATAGATTCTCTCGTCTATACATCTATAACAATAAGAATATCTTTAATCCGAACCTTAACTATCAGACGTTAAGAATTCAATTATACTCGGATTACGAAGCGATGGACACAGATCCAATTATCTCTTCTACTCTAGATATTATTGCAGATGAAGCAACGTTGAAGAACGATACCGGAGACATGTTAACGGTAAAGTCATCTGATGAGAATATTCAAAAGATCCTCAACAACCTATTTTACGACGTCCTCAACATTGAGTTTAACTTATGGTCATGGACTCGTCAAATGTGTAAGTACGGGGATTTCTTTTTGAAATTAGAAATCGCAGAAGACTTTGGAGTATACAATGCACTTCCATATACCGTGTACCACATGGTACGTCATGAAGGACAGGATCCTGAAGAGCCTACCAAAGTACAATTCTCAATCGATCCAGATGGTTTAGCATCATCTGCAGATCCAAACTTCATGCCTAAGTCTAACAAAAAAGTTATCCACTTAGACAACTATGAAGTTGCTCACTTCAGATTAATCTCTGATACTAACTACCTGCCATACGGTAGATCATTTATCGAACCTGCTAGAAAGATCTTCAAGCAGTTGACGTTAATGGAAGATGCGATGTTAATTCACCGTATCATGAGAGCTCCTGAGAAGAGAGTCTTTTATGTAAACGTTGGTCAGATCCCTCCTACAGAGGTTGAGCAGTTTATGCAAAAGACTATCAACCAGATGAAGAAGACTCCTTATGTTGATCCACAAACCGGTCAATATAACCTCAAGTTCAATATGCAGAACATGATGGAGGACTTCTACCTACCAGTAAGAGGT